GTGAGTCAACAATGACGCGCATACCAGCAAACTCACCAACCTCACGAGCGCCGATGCCAACGCCACCACCACCCCAAGTCACCGCGCCAGAAGCAGCCAGTGCAGAAGTGGAGAAGGTCAGCATTCCCACCTGATACAGGTAGTAAGCGACGGAGGGGTGAACAACCAGGATGTCCAGTTCGTCACCACGCTCACCCAGAACGGAGCGAGCTTCAGCAACGTTGGCAGCAGTCAAGAAGTTGGCTTCTGCCTGACCCGAGGTTGCACCAACAGCTTTGTCCAGTGAGTGACCAGACAGAGCAGTGCCGAACAGACCAGCAAGCTGGTTATACAGACGTGCGCTGTTCAGCTTGTTGATGGCATCAGCCAGCTGGTTGCGGATGTGAAGCATTGGATCTTCACCAGCAGCCAGAACTGCAACGTCATCCACGGCATACGCGAAACCGCGATGGCAGATGGTTGCAATCTGAGTGGCAGTGCCGACTTTCTGAGGAACCAGATAGCCGTTGGTGTTCCAAGTTGCCGTACCGTCCATGATGGTTTCGGTAGGTGCAACCGGGTTGAACTCGGGCACTTGAATCCGGGTGCCGCCTTCGCGTGCATCCAGAAGAGAGTTACGAACAACAGCGCCGCTCTTGATGAACTCGCTGCGCTCTTTAATAGCCTCAGACACATAGGTGCTGAGATTATTCCTTTTTACGATGTCCGCGAGAAGGACACCGCCGGAATAATTCTGAAATGGTGCGGCCATTTCTTATTCAGGGGTAAAAGTTTGCGGGTCTCAAGTCACGGACTCGAAGGTTGTCCCACGGGGACTATTTACCTGCCTCTCGCTTGAGCACAGCTGCAAGCTCGGGGTCGGTGATTTCCAAGGACATTTGCCTTGTAATGTTAATACTACCTTCTGCCCATGGATTAGCCATTCCGGCAGCTCCGGCAGTACCAGTAGCAGGCTTAGCACCCATGCCAGCTTGAGCACTCGGCTTGAAGTGATGCTCAAAACCAGAACCAGGATTTTTTAGCTTGGCGAGATAGACATTGATGTCTTGCTCAACGCCACCATCAAGCACTTTGACGCTGCCATCATCAGCCTTTTTCAGCTTGCCCTGCACAAGCTGCAGCATCTGATCAGAACTGATTGCACCAGCCTTATTGATCGCAGACAGTGCAGAGTTTTTCATCGCTGCTGTTTCATTTGAAGTCCGAAGCTCAGTAAGCTGGCGCTCCAAGTCAGCGATCTGTTGATCCTTGGTTTGAGCCGTTTTGTTGGCTTCCTCCCAAAGATCCTTCCACTGGCCTTGATCTTCCAGTGTTTTCTTGCGCTGATCGTCTTGCTTTTTATAGACCTCATCTAACTTGCCCTTGATGCCTTGGAATTTTTCCTCGGCTTCAGTGGCACGCTGCTGGAGCGCTTGAATTTGCTGCTCGTAAGCAGAAACATCAACAGCTGGAGTCGGAGCAGTCTCAGCCACAGGCTGTTCAGTAGACACCACGGGCGTCTCCTGGATGACTTGTTCTTCCATTATTAGGAATTAGTGGACTCTTCTACTTTAGTACTTTTCTTGCGACGGGTAGTTTTCGGTTTTGCTTCTTCAGTGCCGGGAAATGCGGTGCCGTTAGCAAGAGCTTCTTCCTTGGCAGCACGCTCAGCAAGATACTGTTGCGTGATTTCTACCATTTCCCACTTGTAGGTTCCATCAGCCTGTGGAACCTTATCCATGGATTTAGCCATGAGTACAGAAGTGATTTAGTTCTACTGTAACTCTGATGCGGAATCTGGCGACTCAGCTGCTGTAGGCAAAATTTCACCCTGAACCAGCATGTCTCGGAACTCTTCACGGTCAATAATCTGATTTTCAAAGAGCTGAGCCATCGCTGCAATGTCTTGGCCAATCAAGCGTTGCAGGTCAAAATCGCGACTGATCTTGACTTGAGGAGGCTCAATACCCAAGTAGTTAGCAGCCAAGTCATAAGACCTTTGCAGCCCAGCTTCTAAATCCATCGACACCATCGACAGCATTGAATTGGTGTCAATACGATCAAGACGACGTGCATCAGCCGACTCCGCAACAAATTTTTGTTGACTCAGCGTGCTAATACCCAACGTTGCCATCTGCTGCTGTAGCTCCTGTATTTCTGATGTCTGCGCTTCAAACGCGCTAGATGCCGGTTCCACGTAATAGACCTTATTACCCGGCTGGGTCGCCATCGCGTAGTTAACACTGATGGCCATATCCTTCGTTTGATCATCCCAGCCTTCAAGGACAAGCATCGGTTGCGAAGCGATGTGGAGACTGTGGATAAGATCCGCTTGACGTTGATAGTGGGCCAAATTGAGATGAGCAATGTCCAATAGCGGCGGCTTACTGGTCATTGTGTCCGTTTTGTTCGCATAAATCGTCACCAATGGGATTTGATCGAGCGAGTAAGGACCAGATTCAACCAACTCATACTCCGACGTAGCGTCGGATTGATCGAATGAAGCGGGGTATGGAAATGGCCCTTGCATTTCGAGTTTTTGCTCTTCCTGACGAAAGATGCGATAACGACCTGGCTCAATGACACGTACTTGGTCATAAACCTTTTCTCCGAACTCGCCGTCAGGGACTACAGCCTTTTCGCCAATCCGAACTTGAGTAAGGTTTCCATAATTGGTTTCGCGGTCCAATCGCCAACCGTAGATCTGAGTGGGATCCACCTCAATCCAATAGGGCCGACGATTAAGAGCACGCTCTTCTGCAAGACTTCTTGCACCCGAAGGCGCAGGAAAATCAACCAGCGTGTGACTGTGCCCATAAGTCAGGGCACAGATCAAGAGTCGTCGAGCGTATTCATCTAAATCTGAACCGCATCCATCAACGTCCTTATTAAAGACATCTGTCCAATAAGAATCACCTTCTACGCTGATTGGTTTGCGAAGTATTAAGCCAGCTGCAGCTCGAAGCAAACGCTGCGTGTAAGGCGTAAAAACAGATCGATTGACACGCGCTAAGTACGCTGAGTAGTCCTCACGGGGCTCTAGAGGCAAAAATGCCTCACTATTGTCACGCAGATACTCCGTTCCGTTTGTAACGGCTTTCATAATCTCCCAGCCCTTCATCTGGTCGATTACAGCCCGTGTACGGACAAAAGGACTATCAACACTTCCTAGGTAGGAAGAGCTGACAAGATGCGTCCTGACAAGTCCTGGAACGGAGTAGGTCATGTCACCATTTTACTTTGTTAGCCCAATAAGCAGCACTGGTTTTCCCCTTAGCAATGTTTTTTGCGTGTCGCTTTTTAAAGGCAGCACGCTTTTTTTTCATTGCCTCGCTTTCACCAGCTTTTGGCTTGCCAGCCGTTTTTGCACCTTGTTGGCCAAATCGAATCAACCGATCCTTGCCATTGTCTTTGATGACAACAGCATGGGACTTACCGCTGGAATGACCAGGGGTCTTTATCGGCTTGTTGTAGCCATCAAAAGTGTGGCCACCACGCTCAATTTTGGCCATCAAATCAACCCTTAATCAAGGTTAGAAGTGATGGTGCCGCTGGTAACGAAGTTGCAAGTAGCAACAACCAAGTCACCCACAGTAGAAGCAATGTCCATGCTGGTGATAATGCCAGCAAAACTCACTGAATCCGCACCGGAAGTGGTACCAGTCGTAAACAGCTCAAAAGTTGCGTCAGCTGGATCGTTGGTGCTCACAACGTCTTCAATAAACGTTGCTTGACCCGTTGCATCAGGGTCATACACCAGTTCAACGGTGCCAGAACCAGAAACCAAGCTGCCAATAAACGAGCGGAACGTGTCACCGTGATCGGTAACGTCCAGCGTGTCCTTGGTAATGTTTAGAGTCCAGCTGCGAGTTCCAACGATTGTTGCGTTAGAAGCGCCAGCAGGATCAAACTGGACTGCACCTTGCTCTCCGCGAAGGATAGCCATGATTAGACATAGGAAGGGTCTATGCGATGCAGTCTAACTCTTTAACCGTGGTAAGCCACGACGATATGAGGCGTCAAAGCAACCGTGCCAGATGAAATCGACGCAATTCGCATCCGAATGCTTGTAGCAGCTTTGCCGGTGTAAAAATAAACGTATTGACCAGCGGCATTGATTGTTTTACTGGTGTCAATCGTAAACCAGTTGCCATTACCATTAAAATTGGCCTCTAATGCAATGGCAAAGTTACCGCTACTGGTTACATTTGCCGCAAAAGAATACTCACTAGAGTGAGCATGTACTTCAAACCAATCGTCAACAGAACTCATGCTGTTGCCGGTAAATTCAACCGTATTGGTAAAACGGTCAATTACGGTACTGCCAACATTAGCCATTACTTTTTACCCTTTGGTTTACGTTTTTTAGCTGTTTTAGCAGCATCTTTGAAGTTTTTTGCCGTTGGAGCGCCAGGATCACCCGGTTTACGCATCTTTTCGCCAGAACCAGCCTTGATGCGCCTCCGCTTAGCAGCAATATTGGCGTAGAGACCGCGTTTTTTCTTAGGTGCCATGACGAAAAGTGCGTTGTTTACAGCATAAGACTCACATCTTCTTGCTGCCCTTCTTCATGCCCTTCTTCTTAGGAGGCTTTTTCTTGCCCCCTCCTCCGTAATGTCCAGGCATGACGCGAGTTGCGATGACCTACTCAGTCTAACCGCTACTTTTTCTTCTTACTAGTCTTCTTTTTGCTCTTGCGAACGGCTTTCATGTAGCCTTCGCAACGCTTCATCGCAGAGCTTTTTTTGCCAGCCATGATAAATACTTGATTATCGTCAGTCTAACGCCCCAAAAGGTTGCGGACTAGAACCGGCTCACGCACCCGCATTCCTCACTCCTGATCCGCTGCAAGAGACTTGTCCTTCGCCTTTTGGCAAAGTTACCCAACCAGCTTAGTAAAGCCGGTAGCTGGTTGCCCCCAAAGTTTCGGGTTTTGCAAGGTTGAACTGCTGCAGCACCAAGTACCCAAAAGCGTCGAAAGCGTGGTCCACACCTAGGTTTTTGTTAGGCAAACCAGTGCCTGGCGCGTAAGTCAACGTCCTCAACGACTTGATCAACTCCTTACACCTTGGATGAATCTTTACTCGCCGCGCACCAGAAGCGTCCATAAGGCCTGTATTGACCGCTGTGATCTTGTCTCGGATCTTCCATGGTGATCTAGGGCTTTGCACCGTAAAACCACTGCGCCTGAGGATTGCGTGGTCCGTTACGCCGACACCACTAGTCTTTCTGGCACCGCCTGTAGGGTCAGGACAAGCGATGACTCTGCGATCCACACCGTATCGACGTGTGACCTCTTCTGCAAAATCCCAAGTCGTTGCACCGCCAGTCAACATGATCTCATCAAACACGTAGAGCGTGTCCTGATCTTTGACCGCACAGATGCCAGACATGGGATCCACGTTGAAGTCAACGCCTAACAGCAGTGGCTGAATCGAAATGTCCTTAGCCTCTGTTGAAATGTTGTCGTCCGAAAAGCTAATGGCCACCAAACCAGTTAAGTTCTCGAACGACGCTTCGAATTCCTGGCGGAACGTGCGCGTATCAAGTTGAGCGCGGGCTGCTTCAACCTCGTGCTTACTGACATTTCCTCCTTCAATCGTTGTGTAGCTCCATCGTTGCCACTCTCCTGTTTCATCGTCTGGGACATAACACCACAAGTCGTAAAACCAACTAGCTGTACCGTCTGGCGTCGAAATAAACAACGCCCAACCCTCTTTATCCGCTAATGCAGGCCTGATCACCTCAAACCACACCTCAGCATCCATAAATGCTGCTTCGTCCAGCACCACACCACTCAAACTGCGGCCCCTCAACGCCATTGCGTTCTCAGTACCCTTCAATTCAATGGTTGAACCGTTGATTAGCTCAATTCGTAGGTCCGTTTCGTTCTTAGCTTTGATCCAAACCTTCGGAACTAGCTTTTTTAGCGCTCTCCACGCAATATCCTTCGCCATCCGATAAGTCGGAGCGCAATAAAAAAACGTCTCACCCGGTCGGTTAATCGCTCCACGTAATAGCTCAACGCAAGACAGGTACGATTTGCCGAATCGACGCCCGGCAACTAAGACGCGAAACCGCTTTTCGCTCGAATAAACCTGCCCTTGTGCCCAGCGAAGGCTTATGGGCTCTGTTTTTGTGCTCATGCCTATTACATTACACAGGTTTTCAACCCCTACCCCCTCTTTGCCGTGCCAGAACGCAGTGTGGGAGGTTATTATCTGAAAAAAGGTCGATAGGTTGATGCCTGAGCCTCTAACGGATCGGACCACGTTTCAAAAAGAAGATCGCATTAGGCGGCTTTACCGGCGACAGCTGGATGGTCTCTCCGCTCGTGCTCTCGTCTATGAGCACAAAGAAAAAGAACAAATCTCTATTCAAACCGCTTGGCGCGATTGGGCTGAAGTTAAAAAGCTCGTTGATGAAGACTGGAAGGCTGATCGCGAAAACATGCTCGCGCGTCTTCAACACATGCGCACCAAACTGTTTAATCAGGCCCTTAAGAAGGGGCAATTGCAAACTGCAAGCCAGGTGCTTGACTCCATCGGACGTGTCATCGGTGAATCCGTTGAAACCGTCAATATCCAAGCACCCGAACTCAAAATCTCGATTGAAAATAAGGACGACTGATCCGGCGTTTTAACAATCAGACCACTGCCCCCACTTAGGGGGCTTTTTTATTACACGAGTGCTGTTGAGCAGACATATGTTCAGGTTCCCTGCCCTACCACTACATTTTTTCAGATCTGCAACCGTACCCCCCTCGATGTGACGGTGAGCGATGTGGCTCGATACTGTCAGATCCGATCAAAATCTGGTATCATGTAAGAAGGAAGAAACAAAAATCTTCCGTGTCGCCTCGGCGGCGCACCTCGAAAACTGAATACCGAGAGCAAATCGCACCAATCGACACAGCCTCCGGGTTGATGTCGCAAGGTGTCGCGCAAGTTCTGCAATTTTTGCAGCTTGCCGGCTTGCTCTCAACGAATACCAATGAACACACTCAATCGAACTCATGAAAACCTTTTTGATCGTGCTGGCCTCTTATGTGGTGGCCGGCGTTGCTGGTGTTGCATTCGTGCAGACTGCGCTTGAGCAACCGCTCCAACAGCACAGCGGAACTCAGTCCTACGTGCGGGTGATCCGATGACCGTTACGCGTTCACCGTTCGATCACTTCACCGCACCAAGACCCACCGCACCAAAAACAATGGCACTGATGTCTGACTGCCTCCTTCGGGAGGCTTTGGAAGCTCGTTTCACTGATGAGTCAGAAGTCAGGGATGTGGCCTCATATGGCTGCATCTCTGGCGTTTCTGATTTTATCTACTACCGCGAAACGATTGCGTTTTTTGATCAACATCAAAGCGACATTGAAAATTGGTTACTTGATGACCATGAATTCACGCTCGCTGACTTCTGCAAAGATGCAGAAGGTGTTGACCAATTAAAAAACGCAATGGTCTGGGCTGCTGTTGACCTTTACTGTCAAGAGCGCACCATTTACAACGAAACCCTGGAGCCCGCCTAGTCGCGGGCTTTTTCTTGAAGAAAGCCCCTCACGGGGCTTTTTTTATGCGCTGAGTTTTATGAGGCAATTTTCACCGTGACATTCGACAAGCTTGGATCGAATCCAGTTGAGACGCCCGGCAACCTTTCGCCCATCATTTGTGTCTTTGTAACAGTGGAGAGCTTCTAGCAGGAGCGCCCATTCATCGGGACAGAAGTGAATGGTTTTAGTGGGTGCTGGATTTGTCATGGGTTAGTTGCGTTCTGCTTGTGTGTTCTGTAAGATTCTAACAGTGGAGCCAAGCTTAGCAAAGTTCCGCACCAACAAAACCAAACCCTACCAATGGACTCAACCGTCAGTAGCACGTTTTTTTTCAAGAACGGCTCAACCGTCAAAATCGGAACCGGCTCTGTCAGTTTTCAGGACAATCTCAACATTGTCAGCGTTCTCATCGCTAACGATGACCTGATGGATGCCATCGCAGAACTTTTGAAGGATTGTGACCGCTCCACACAATGCCGCTTCTTGAAGATCCTCAACGCTTCACTCAAGCCAGCGAGGGTTCACTCATGAGTATGAAGCGCACTTCTGAAGTCAAAGAAGCCCACCAAGAGCACGCCAAAAAGCTTTTGGACATGGGTCTTCAAAAAGCCGATGTGGCCGCAACGCTCCAACGCAAATACGGTCTGTCTCGTGCCACCGCTTACCGCGATGTGGATGAGGCAGACCAATCCCGAGAGATTGAAGACCACAAAATTGAAGCAGATCCCGTTCCAGTGATCTCATTCCAGGACCGGGACGCCCTCATGCGGATGACCAGGCAACTCCTGATCGATGCCTTCAATGATGGCAACGTTCAGGATTATGCCCGTCTCATCCGTGAATACGAACGACTCGCCCGTATGGGCGGGTTGTCTCAAACCTCTTGAGACATTTGTCTCACACCATCAAACCAATGAAACTAAAACGTTCCCGCGAGTATCGCGTCTGCCACAACTGTGGCGCTGAAATCAACAAGGGAAGTCTTTACGCTTCCCGCTCGATCACCATCGTCTCTGATCCTCAGGGCCAATCGTTCAACGGTGGGAAGGATTGGGTTCCTTTCCGCTTGACCCAAAAAGTTGCAATCTGCGAAACCTGCGCATCATGAACTACTTCCCCAATCGCCTCACCAAACCAACCACCGCTCCAAGCCTCCGCAAGGAGGTTGAGGAGCAATGGCAACCAGTTACGCGATACACGCGTGCTGGTTCCACTGGAAAACTCATTAAGTGCCCACACTGCGGCACTGTCAAACGCACTTACCACTTCTCCTGGTACGCAGTTTCATGCAGCAACTGCAAAGCCATGGTCAATAAATCTGATTGGAGTTTCAAAGCATGACCATCCGCTACGACGACATCGATGATCTTTTGCCATGCGAGTACAAAGATCCCTGGCCACCCTCTGACGAGGAAATTGAAATGCTCGAATGGCTTGCTGAACAAGACGAACTAGAACGCTCAATCCCGAGCGCTGCTGAACGTAATTCCAATCTCAAATGACCACACGTCAAAACGCTGAACGCTCCATCAACCAATTGCTCTGCCTCATTCTTGGCAGCAGCAAATCCAAAGCATCAAGCCATCTGAGTAATCACCCCTCAGAACGCATTGAATTCTGTTTCAAGCTTGTTCAGCAGGAAATGGAGCAAAGCGTGCGTACCGCTGATCCAGAGGCCTTGCAGAAGGCTCTCAGCGATGGTCAGCGTCAATTGTCCAGCCTTCAATCACTCACAACCCTTAACCAACTCATCGAAGAGGTCGAATGGTAAACGAACTTAAACAAGTCGAATTGATCCTCAAAGATCTCAAAGCCGTCATTGAACGTGAAAGTAAGCGCCACATGATGGATGAACACCTCAGTCATTCCATGCGGTCTCTTTTGGAAGACGAGATCATTCCCCAGCTGGAAAATGAACTTGAGATCGACTATGACCCATCGCCTTATTACCTCTGGGATAACTCTGGTGGTGAACCTCCAGTAACCCTGGGTGAAATGCACACCGACGCTTACAACCGCAAATTCAACTCATGAGCACCAAACTTAACGGCAGCAAGTATTCTCCCGCTGGCTCCCGCGTTCCAACAGACCTTTTGCCTAATGCAATCCGCTATGAGGCAGCTCGGGCAGTCATTTTTGAACAACAGGGCAACTTTGTCCGCGCCAATGATTGCCTGCGCTTGAAGCGCTACTACGAACGCCGTGCAATGGAGGAGTGCATCTCAGACCCAGGGCCAACCTAACTCCACGTCTCCGCGCCAAACATCCTCATCGATAGGGCGCTGGATGGCATATATCCGAAACAGGCGTTTCAGCTCTTCAGTTGAGACGCCTATTTCTTTTGCCTTTACTGCCACGTTGCATTGACCGCGATATATAAGCTCTAACGCTTCTTCCACTACATA